GAAGTGTTTACTGTTGGTGATGAAGTAATTTTTAATAATAGTGTATCTTTTACTATTAAAACTTTTCATATTTCTGAAGGAAATAGAATAGCTTGTGGAGATATGGAAATAAATTATATTAAACATATTAAAAAACCTTTATTTACAACAGAAGATGGTGTTGATGTCTTTGAAGGTGATGAATTTTATAATACATGGGATTTACTTGTGCCTAATAAAGAAATAGCTGAAAGTAGAAAAAAAGATTTTTACAGAGAAAAACCTGTAAATAAGTATTGCATTTATTTTTCAAATAAAGAAAAAGCTGATGAATTTATATTATTAAATAAAAAATGTTTATCTATTAATGATGTTAGTAATTTTTACACAAGTGCTTCTAATAATTTATCTAAAAATAGTAAAGGTTTAATAGAGTTAGTAAAAGATAGATTAACAAAATATTAACATTAACGGGGCTGACTGGTTTTGACCGCAGTGTAAATATTAATAAACAGTAGTGAGTGATCACTTTAAATATCGTAGGTGAAATTTCTAAACGGAAATACAATGAGTACGCAGGAAACTGCACAGGAAGTAGCTAACATGAGTGTTGTTCACAACATTCTTAACGGATCTGACGATCTAGTTGCACCAGTTGCAACAGTTAAGTTAGCAATGGCAGCATAATGCCAATGGTGAAAAAAGCATCGTAGTAACCATTATGTAGTAACTTATCACAGGATGCTTGATATTCTGGTATGTCCAGATAGACCCGAAGTACATTAGTATAGTGAAGCTGTATGATAAGTTAATTTAGTATGAGTAACTAGTGTAGAAGAAAACTATAAATTGAAAAACTGTATAATTTATTAATAATCAAATTGTTGGGACAGGGGTTCGACTCCCCTCAGCTCCACAGACTTCGCCGTCTAAAAAGCTGCGCCAGCAGGATATCTGGCAAATATAACATCATCCAAAGTTTTTAACACTTTTATAGATTTGGGAAAGGTTATGTATCAAAAGTGTAGTACATTGCAATTGATAAGGCTTGCATATATTATGTGAGCTTTTATCTAAATAAAAAATAAAATAAATATTCATTAGCTCAGTCAGGTAGAGTACTTGTATCAAATAACGCTACCAATGATTACTATAAGGAACTTTTTTATTTAAAGTTGCTAGATTTAATTTATTATAGATAATAGTGAATCACAAGAAGACACTGGTTCAAATCCAGTATGAATATTTTTTAACAATTAACTTAAACAATTTAACCATGAATCAATCAACAATAGCTGTAATGGCAGAAAAAAGAAGAGAAAGATTAGCTAAAGTAGCTAAAATGACTTACATAGGAACTAGACCTACTTGCAAATCAGTAAGAGTAATAGCTAGTAATGTAAGATGGAATAGAATAAATAACAGAATGAGAGCAGAAACTATTTCAGATATTTCTTTGTTTGAAACAATTTAAATTCTATTTTTAATAACAATATAAAAACTATAACATCGGGATTTCTATCTATCTATCCCACTTCTTTAAATCAAGTTCATACTTGAAAGGTGTTATAGTTTGATATTGTTAATAATTAAAATTAAAAACATGAAAAATGAAATAGAAATATTAAATAAAATTAATATTGTTAAACCAGTATTAAATGAATTATCAGAAAATATTGATTTTATATTTTATGAAACAATTAGAATATTTACTGACAGTACAATAGTTATGTTTTCAATTACTATTACCTATTTAAATATGGCTAATAATGCTCAAATAGTTTATGATAAATTTATTATTAATTCTTTTATTAAAAGAAATAAAATAGATGGTATTACAATAACTAAAAGTAACGAAGAAGGTAGAAATTTTATTGAAATAATAATAAATACGTAATATGGATTTAATAAAAGCTTGTTTAAAAACAAAATTTGATGGTCCTAAAATAGAAACTGTTAAAAAAGAAAAAAAAACAATAACAGAAAATACTAATTTAGATGATAAATGTTGTGATGCATGTATTAATTTAACATTTCCATTTACAACGTGTGGTATAGACGGTGAAATAGTACAACCTTATAATGTATGTAATCTTTTTCAAAGCGTTTATATATAAATTTTAAAATTAACTTAAATAATTAAATTATGGGATTATTAAAATCAGGAACTCAAATAGGTTCTTTAACAGTAAGATATTCATCAGGAATGGTTAATATTGGTAATAAAGGAAAACAAATAAAAGAAACTACTTGTTTTATAAAAGATATAAAAGGTAAAGTTGTTTCTCAAGCAACTGTTAAAAAATTTTCAAAAGATCAAGATGTTACTGATGTAGCTAGAAATTATGCAACAGAAACAGCTTTAAGTTTAGTAGAAAACAAAAAAATTAAAAAAGAATTATACTCATGGTGGATACCTTTAAAAAATCAAATAAAGAATTAAAATTAGAAATACCTATACTTGGATTTCTAAACAACATAAAACCTATTTTTAATTTATTAATAGGTTTTGATATTGAAATAGATTATGACAATAGTGATGATTATAGATATTTAAGTATAGAAATAAAAGCTGATAAAAATAGTGAAAATTTAATATTAGCTAATTCATTTTCTAATATGGCAACATCTTTGTTAGATCTTAATTATACTAATGTATATACTTCTAATACAATTAATAAAAAAGATGAAATTGAAATTGTAATACATTATGACTTAGGAGTTCGTGTTTAATCACGAACTTTTTGTTAGACTTTATAAAAATAAAAAATATGAAAAAACAATGAAGTAACAAAACTTACATATACGATTTAGAAACATATAAAGATTTATTTCTTGCTGTGTTTAAGAATATAGAAACTAATGAGTTTTGAAGATTTGAAATTAACAAATACAAAACAGACATAGTAAAACTTTACGAGTTTCTTAATCAAAGAAACATGACTTTAATAGGTTATAATAATGTTAATTTTGACTACCCAGTCTTACATAACACTATACTTAAAGTTAAAAGAAAATGAACATCTGAAGAGATATACAATGAAGCACAAAATGTAATACAAGCTGATTATTCTGCAATATGGGATAATCAAGTTAAGATATCTCAAGTAGATCTTTTTAGGATTAAACATTACGATAACAAAGCACGTAGAACGTCTCTTAAATGGCTTGAATATGCCATGAGAATGGATAATATACGTGATCTTCCTTATCCACCAGACAGTGATCTTACAAAAGACATGATGTCTGAAATAATATCTTATTGTGACCATGATGTAAATGCTACACATTTATTTTATAACAAATGTCAAAAAGAAATTGAGCTAAGGCTTCAGTTATCTGAGGAATATGGTTTAAATTTAATAAATGCTAATGACCCTAAAATTGGTAGTGAAATATTCTTAGATTTATTATCTAAAGAAATGAATATTAAAAAGAAAGAATTATCAGAGAAAAGAACTTATAGAAAATCAGTTATATTTAATGATATAATACTTGACTATATTAAGTTTGATTCAAAAGAAATGCAAAAAGTTCTTTTTAATTTTAAATCATATGTATCAAAAGATACTAAAGGTGAATTTAAATTTAGTGGTAAGATAGGTAACATTATTAATGATTTTGGTCAAGGTGGTATACATGGTTGTACTAAACCTGGAGTGTATGTAAGTGATAAAACTCATGTAATCATAGACATTGACGTAGCAAGTTACTATCCTAACTTAGCTATTAACAATGAATTTAGACCAAAACACTTAGGAGAAGCTTTTAGTAAAATTTATAAAAGTATATATGAATTAAGAAAGACATTTCCTAAATCAGATCCACGTAATGCAGCTTGTAAATTAATGCTCAATGGTTCATTTGGTAAAATGAATGATATGTATAGTTTTTTGTATGATCCCAAATGTCTGTTAAGTATTACTCTTAATGGTCAATTACTTTTAGCTATGCTTATGGAGAAAATATTTAAACATGTTAATGATATTACATTTTTGCAATCAAACACTGACGGTTTTACTTTTATTATAAAGAGAACTGATGTAGATTACATGAAAAAGATAGTTACATCCTGGGAAAATAAAACTAATCTTGTAATGGAATATGCTGTTTATGACAAAATGATAATACGAGATGTTAATAATTACATGAGTATTACTGATACAGGTTATACTAAATACAAAGGTGCTTTTGAAATGGATAGGGATTATAACAAAAATCATAGTAAAAGAATTGTAGCTATTGCTTTAGCTAATTATTTTGCAAACAATGTTAGTCCTGAAGATACTATTTATAATCATTTGTCAAATCATTCAACATCAGAGAATTATACTTTTTGTGAAAACTACGGTATTCACGATTTTTGCTTAGGTGTAAAGATGACAGGTGATAATAAACTCGTTGAAAGGATTGTAAAAGACTATGAGCCAGAAGATCATGAATTAGGTAAGGTAACTAGATATTTCGTTTCTAACGATGGTGAAATGCTTGTTAAAAAGTTACCACCATTGCCTGATAAAATACCTACATTACAAATAAACATATTTGGTGAGATAGATATGGGTGATAGAGAATCAAGTATTGAAGCTGGTTATAAAACAACAGTTTTTAATCAGTATTACAACAATGATAATTATAATATAGATTATAACTATTATTTAAGAGAAGTTAATAAAATTATTAACGTAATTAAAAATTAAAAATAATAAAAAAAAATGATTAAATCAGTAAATATAAATAAACAAAACATAAAATTTTCAAATAATAAAGGTCAATTTTTGACTTTAAATAAATCTACAGATAATTGTAAATTTGGAACATTAGAAAATTTAAATTGTGCAAGTAGAGATTTAAAAAACCTTGTTGATACTGTATTAAAAACAGAAAAATCAATGAGAGTTTTAATGGCTCATGTTAATCAAAAATCATTAGTAGAAAAACTTAAAAAAGATTTTGAAATAATATCTGTTTTAGAATTACCTATTGGATATAATATTGGTAAACAATATCATGTTCACATTAGAAACACTTATGATGAAACTTATAAACAAAGATTTATAAGAGAAGGTGCTAAATCTTCTCTTAACTCTATGCTAGACGTTAATACTAAAATTTTAATGGAAACTTTTAAAGCAGGTAAAGCTGACAAAACTTACCACACAACAAACGGATTTAAAAAATTCATAAAAAAAAACAATTATGGAACTATGTAATATATGCTTAGGAGAAAAACAATATATGAAAGAAAAAGCTAACAAAGGTGGTTTTGTACATATTAATTGTAATATTTGTGATGATGAAGGTTTAATAGATAACAATTTGTTTATAGACAAAACAGATATGGATTATTAAATCTAAACAAAATTAATGAAAATATTAAAATGAAATTATGAGATATAGAAAATTTATCATTTAATTTTAAAGACATTAAGTTACTTGATATAAATATTAATCAATTAATGTGTATTATAAAAATATATTTAAGCTCAAATAAAATTTATTTTGATTATGACATGAACAAAGCTTACATTAATGACCTTATTGAAAAACAGTATTTAATATCTGATTCAAAAGGATTGTATCTTAGAGATAAAGGTAAGAAAGTTATTAAAGTATTTGTCAAAATAAAAGAAGATAGTAGAAAAGAAGAAGAATTAGATAATCAATTAAAAACATATAGATCTTTATTTAAAGATATAAAAGTTGGTTCAATGGGTTCAGGTCTTTCTACTAGAAAAAAATTACAAAGGTTTATGGATTCAAATCCAGACGTAACTTTTGATGAATTAATAAATGCAACTGAAATGTATATTGAAAATTTCAATGGTAATTTTAAATTCATACAAAGAGCAGATTATTTTATATACAAACAGAATTACAAAGGAGAAGAAACTTCTAATTTGGAAATATGGGTAGAGCAATCTAAAAAAGAACCAGAAAATTCAGATTGGACAACAGAATTAAAATAATTACAAAAAAATGAGTACAAAATGGAAAGTTTCAATTAACGGAGAATTAAATACAATTGGTTCAGAAGAAATTAATGAAAAAGATCAATTTATTGATATTAGAAAAAAAGTTCATAAAAAAATGAACATTAATAAAAAAACATTGGTAAGACCAGAAATATACATTATTAATAAAATAAAATAGCATAAAATGCAAACTAAAAAACAAATTAAAGAATTACCAGAACAAATTAATTGTCGAACTTTTAAACATAGTATTACTTATCCTGTTATTATAACAGAAAAAGACAAATTAAGAAATTCTGTTTGCTGGGATGGTTTATTTTTTAGATCACAAGATAAAAATTTAAATTCTTATTCATGTTACATTAAATTAATAAATGGACAAGTTAATTATAATTTAGAAGATTTTGTAATATTAAAAAATTTACTTGATCGTTTAAAAGATATATGTTCTTATTCTAAAACAGTAGATGAAGATGGTTTTATTGAAATTACAACTAAAACTATAGCTCAAAGAATATTAGTTTTAAGAACAATAAGATGTTTATATGGAGCTACTGGTAGAAAATTTATTCAAGATGCTATGGATTATAGTAGTTCAAAAAGAAAAAATTTCATATATTGTTTGTTTTTTATAAGCAGGTATAATTCAATATTAAATATGTGTAGACCTGAATTGTTAATTAATGGTAAAGTTCATTCTAGATCTTTTTTTCCTGATTCAAGAGGGTATGAAACGTATTATAATATTAAATCAAAAGTTCTTAAGTTATCAAGAATTTGGTTTTACAGAGGTAATACTAAAAAAGAAATTTTAAAAATTTTATCTGTTAATACAAATATATATCATGTAGATACTAAAAATAGTATTTCTCATTTTTCATTATTAGAATATGAAGTAGCACAAAAAAATAATTCAATTTTTTTTGCTCTTAATAAAGAATTTTGGGAAATTAAAAAGTATGATATTGCAGCTTTTGAAAAAATATATCAAAAAGATAGAAAAGAATCAATAAAACTTAAAAATTAAAAAAATGTCAAAATTAGTAAAATGCGTAAGAGAAAACAATTATAATCTTACATTAAACAAAGAATACGAAGCAACAGTTGATGTTAATAACGGAAACCGTTATAATTTAATAAATGATCGTAATATTGTAGGTAGATATGGTACAAACATATTTGAAGATGTAATAGAAGAAGTGATTCCAGTAGCACCGCCTGCACCTGTTAAAAATACAATTGAACATATTTTACATAATATTAATAATGTTAATGGTTCTTTTGTTGTTGAAATTTTTCAAGGTCAAACTGCTAATATTCATAAAGGTATATTTAATACACATGCTTGTGATATAAGTTGCGGTTTAACTTCATTTAGTGGAATTACAAATATATATAGAGGAATTTCTGACAATGTTGGTGTTTTAGAGTTAACTCAAGCTGAAAAAATTGCTTTAACTAATAGATTATATTTATTAATGTTAACTGAATTTTTAGACACTATTACTGTAGGTGGTGCAATAGCATCTACAAATACTAATTGTCAAGGTTTTGAAAATATGGATGAAATTATATCAACTTTTAATGTTAGCTCTTCTAGAATGGATAATCCTAATAGTGGTAATGAAATCATTGTTTATGTTTTTAATTTAGAACAAGATTTAGATGAAGAAGATGAAGAAGATTTTGATATGGTTGAAGAAAATGATGATTTTGAAGATGTACTTGAATAATTTTAAAAACTTAATTAACAATTAATTTAAATGCAAAAAGAAGAATTAGACAATTATGGTAGATTAAAAAAACATTTATGAAATAGAAGAGAAAATATAATATCTGGAAAAGCAAATTGTATACCCTTTGGACTACCTCGTTTTGAAGAAGTGGTTCCTGGTATACAACAAGGTAAAATGACTCTTGTTACAGCTAGTACTAAAGTTGGTAAAACAAAAGTTACAGATAATTTGTATATGTATAATCCTATTAAATGAAAGTTACAAAATCCTGAAAGTCCTATTACATTAAAAATAGTGTATTTTACATTAGAAATGTCTGAACGTCAAAAAATGACACAGGCTGCTTGTAATAGGCTTTTTACTACATCAAAAGGTAATATAAGAATAGATCCTGTTAAATTACAATCTACTCGTGGTGCTGTTAGTGAAGAAATACTGTTAGAAATAGAAAAACAAAATGAATATTTTGAATTTTTTAATAAAACTGTAACATTTATAGACAACATTAAACATGCTTACGGTATAATGAGGTATATGGATGATTACGCTAAGGCTAATGGTACTACTTATTATAAAACAGTTACTTTTAAAGATAATAAAACAGGTGAATCTAAAGATCATGAAGTATTTGATTATTACAAAGCAGATAGACCTGACGAGTATGTTATTATAATAGTTGATCACATATCTCTTTTATATCCAAAAAAAGGTAGTACTTTACATCAAGAAATATCAGATCTTTCTTCTAAATATTTTATACAACTTAGAAATAGATATAATTATAGTCCAGTTATTGTGCAGCAACAATCCGCAGCTTCAGAATCTCTTGATAATATGAAAGCTAACAGGTTAAAACCTAGTTTAGTAGATATAGCTGATAATAAGTTAACTAGTAGAGATGTAGATTTAGCATTAGGTTTATTTAGTCCTTACAGACATGGTATAAGAAAATATCCTGAAAAAGACGGCTATAACATTGAAAAATTCAAAGACAATATAAGATTTTTAGAAATTTTAGCATGTAGAGATGGTGGTGGTAACACTGTTTGCCCTTTGTATTTTGATGGTGCAGTTGATTTTTTTAAAGAATTACCTTTAACTAATGATGAAAAAGGAATAAAATCAGTATATAATATGCTTAACAAAATTAGAGAATAAATAATAAAGAATGGAATTATGAAGATTATTAAAAATAATTTCAACTATAACAACTAGAGATTGATATGTTTACAAAAGAATTATTAGGAAAAGTGTTTAATACAACTAGTATTGAAAATGAAAAAACAACTGAAAGTTTTTTTCAAAATAATGATAATATACTTGAAAAAGGTAGTATAAGACATACTATTACAGAAAATGATGACGACGACATTCCAGTTACTATAATAACTAGAGAATACAGTGCTTTTGATGGTAGTCTTAATTACAAAGAACAAGTAACAGTTGCTTCAAGTGTTTTTAATGAAAGAAAAAAAATGATTGTTGGTGATATGAATATATTATCAAGAGTAAATTATTTAAAAAGACAAATTAGACATTATTCTGAAAAAGAAAGTTATGAAATATGTCAAGGAATGAAAGTTGAACTTGAAAAACTAGAAGAATTATTAAAATAAAAACAAATGGCAAAAATAGATATTGAATATCACAAATTATTGCAAAAAATAAGAAATGAAGGTTTCAGATATGAAGATCCTAATCGCAAGAATGTATTTAGGTATCAGATACCAAGTTACACGTTGGTACACAATTTTGATGATGGTTTTCCCGCAATAACTACTAAAAAGTTATATTGGAAAGGAGTTGTTGGAGAATTATTATGGTTTTTACGTGGTGATACTAATATTAAATATCTTGTAGATAATGGTATTAATATTTGGAATAAAGATGCTTATAACTGGTTAATTAAAAATTATTCTATATCTGAAGGGGAAACTCCAACTATTAAAGAAATATTTAAAAACCCAGACAGTTGGAATTTAGATTTAGGTAGAGTATATGGTGCTCAATGGAGAAATTGGTTTATTTCAGATAATAATCCAGGAGGTTTAGATCAAATATCCAATCTTATAAAAGGATTAAAAGAAACACCTATGGGTACAAAGCACATAGTTACAGCTTGGAATCCTGCTGAGTTAGATGATATGGCTTTACCACCTTGTCATTGGAGTTTTGAAATATTAGTTGAACCTTTAAATTGGTTTGAAAGAACTGGTTTAGTTAAACCTTCTGATCATATTAAACAAAAATTAAATGTAAAAGCTATTAAAAATGGCAAATGTAGTAAAGAATTAGATATGGAATATTATAATTCTTTAGATACACCTAAATACCAATTTACTTTAAAATGGCATCAACGTTCAGTTGATACATTCTTAGGTTTACCTTTTAATATTGCAAGTTATGCATTATTAGCAAAGCTAATTGGTAAAATGACTAATATGATACCTAAAGGTATTATTGGAGATTTGTCTAATGTACATATTTATGAAGCACATATAGATGCTGTTAAAGAACAGTTATCTAGAGATGTTAATAAATATAATAATTGTGATTTAACTATTAGTACTAAAGCACAAGCTGAATTAATAGATGGATTAAAATATATTAATAATAATAATATAGAAATTAAAGATCTTATGTTATTAGATTACGAATCATACCCATCTATAAAAGCAGAAATGCTAGCTTATAACAAATAATATGAAAAAAAATAGATTAACATTTTTAGAAATTATACTTTTAAGTAGTATTCTTATTATAATGTTTTTAACATCTTTAACAGTTTCTTTTTATATTTGTAAATTAATTTTAGAATAATGAATCAAAATAAAAATAGCAGTCAATTAAACACTGTAAGAGATACTTTAAATGAAAAAGTAAGTAAATATTCTATTGTTGGAAACAGTAAAAGAGTATTTTGGAATGCTAAACGTAGATTTAGAACTATTTAATTAAATAAGTCAACAGTGTCAACTTAACTTATTAATTTAAATATATGGCACATTTAGTATTTATAGTTGGTGAATCAGGTACTGGTAAATCAACAAGTCTCAGGAAATTAAATCCTGATGAAACCGTAATCATTAATACGGATCAAAAAGCACTACCTTTTAGAAAGTACAAAGACGTTTATAATCAAGAAAAAGGAAATTATATGCAGTCTAGTAATATAAAAGATGTGGTTAAATCACTTTCTGAAGCTAACGCTAATGAAAGCATTAAAACTGTAATTGTAGATACATGGTCTCGTATTATGACAGATTCTGTCATGAGCAATGAATTTAACAATGCTAAGAATGGTATGCAAGCATGGGCTAACATGGCAAGAAATCAATACAAATTGATTAATTTTGTTAATGATACCATGCGTGACGACATTATTGTTTATTTTTTTTGTCATCCAGAAAAAATATATGATGATATGGGAACCTTAAATCAAAGAATTGCAGTTCAAGGTAAGCAATTAGCTAAATTAAGCCCTGAAAGCTTTAGTAGTATGGTGTTATTTACAGATGTAAAAAAAGAGCCAGGAAAACCAGCTAGATATTTGTTTAGAACACAAAACGATGCTACAGATACTTGCAAGACACCAATGGATATGTTTCAAGAAGAACATGTTGAAAATGATCTTGTAGAAGTAAATAAAGTAATTAGAGACTATTATGAGTAATTATTAGTTTGTATGTATAAGTCAACAATGTCAACTTAATTTATATATATAAAAATAATGATTGATTTAAATAGTTTTTCAGACAATGGTTCTGATGTAGTAATTTTTAACGAAGGTAATGCAGGTAAAGTAAATAATGTAGCAATTTCTGTTAAGAAAAAAAGTGCAGAAGACAATGCCAATGCACCTGATTATAAAATACATTACACACAAGAAAATGGTTCTGATGTAAACGATGGTATTTATTACCCTCAAGATTCAGATAACAACCCAGCTTTTGTATTACAAAGGCTTGTTACAACGTTACACGCTGTAGATGCAGAATCTATAGGTGTAGCTTTACCAACTCTTCCTAATTACCCAGCAGCTGTAGATTTTCTAATGAAGAAAATTAACGAAGCAGGTAAAAAAGGACATAAAGTAAATGTATTTGTTAATTATGGAACACAAGGTTATCCTAAGAGTTTTTTAACTGTTAGAAAAATTAATTTTGTAGAACCTTTTAACAAAGATGAAAATACAACTAGATTAAAACCAGCTAAAAGCACAGACGCAAATAAGTTAATGTATAATGACTTAATGTCTAGACCTCAGCCAGATAATGATGACGATGCTTTTGACACAGAGTCTACTGACTCTAAAGACGAAGCTAGTAATGATTTTTTCTAGTAGGTCATAAATATAGAGGGGGAAACCCCTCTTTTTTATTAAAAACAAAAATGGTAGATTTAAATAAACACGTATCTAAACCATTAGTAACTAAAGCGGTATTAGATATAGAATTAAAAGACAGTGAAATATATTGTTTTTACATGAATACTGATAGTATTAACTTAAATTCAGCTATGAGTTCACCTCTAAGAGAAGATCCAACACCATCGTTTGGTTTTTTTTTAAATAAAAGAGGTAATATTATATATAATGATTTTGTAAATGGAGGTGGTGATTGTTATAAATTCGTAAAAGAATTTTTTGCATATTCACAATGGTATGATGTTTACAGTCAAATTGCAATTGATTTTAATTTAGATAAAAAGTACAAATGTAGTAATAATTTATTAAACAATGAAAATAAAAATAAAGTAAAGTATGACGCTAACATACAAATACTTAAAAAAAAGAAATGTAAAATATCAGTAAACAAAAGAATTTGGGAAGTTCACGATTTAAATTATTGGAATAAATTTAACATAAATAAAGTTATGTTAATAAAATACAGAGTTTTTCCATTAAAATATATTTTTATAAATAATAAACCTATAGCAGCAGATAAAAATGCATATGTTTATATAGAAAGTAAAGATGGTTTAATAACACATAAGATATATCAACCTTATAGTAAATTTAAATGGATAACAGACAATGATAATTCAGTATGGCAAGGTTGGGAACAACTTTCTTTAAATGGTAACATTTTAATCATAACAAAATCACTTAAAGATGTAATGTCTATAAAAAGTACAACAGGTTATGATGCAATAGCTTTACAAAATGAAAAAGCTAAACCAAAAGATAATATAATTGAACAATTAAAAGGTAGATTTACTAAAATTTTTATATTATTTGATAATGATTATGATAAAAAAGAAAACTGGGGTCAAATAAACGCCAAAGAAATATCTAGAAATCATATGATTACTAATATAGTAATAAATAAAGAATATAAATCTAAGGATTTTTCTGATTTAGTTAATAATCATGGTAAAGATTTAGCAAAAGAAATATTAAATTCTAAAATAAATAAAAAAGATGAGTAAAAATATAAACATTAGTGTTTACGGAACATTAAGAACTGGTTATGGAAATCACAGAGTATTGGGTAATTCAAAATTAATTGGTGCTGGATGGACTAAAAATAAATATAAATTGACAGCAAATGGTATTCCTTTTGTTAATCCTAACGAGCAAGTTAGTAAAATTAGAGTAGAAGTTTATTCAGTTACACCTGATCAATTACCTACAGTAGATAGATTAGAAGGTTATGATCCTAGAGATCATGAAGGTTCTTGGTATAAAAGAACACCTATTGAAATAACTCTTGATACAGGAGAAGATGTAAAAGCTTCTATTTACTTTGGTGAAAACGAAGGTAAAACATTAATTGAATCTGGAGATTATGCCGATTATAGAAACTAAATTAATATATTCTCGTTCTAAAAGAAGAAAATCTGCTAAATCTTATATAATTGATCTTTTAAAAAATAGACCTAATACTTATAACGATAAAAAATTTACAGAAATTCAATGTCGCAGAAGTAAATATAGAACTATTTATGAAGTTTATTGTATTCTTAAAACTGAATATACATCTTTAACTTGGAAACGTTATTTAAGTATAGTTTTTAGTTTAGTTGATTGTGAAGAAACAGCTATTAATTTATGGTATTGTTTTCATGTATCAGGTATAGTTTTTAATAGTAGTGTGTCAACAGATAAAGATGAAAATTTTCCTTTTTTAAAAAGAATAGGTAGTACATCATGGCATTCAGCGGAAAGAATTGAACAAACTGGTTTTAAACACAAATTTGCAAATTTAGAAAATTTAAACAAATATTATAAAAAATATAATGAAAAATAAATATACAAAATTTCGTCCTGTAATATACAGTAGGCATCCTTCTCACACTAATCTTAGAAGAAATAATAAGACAATTGAATTATTACCATTTCGTTCAGTAGTAAGATTAGGTTCTAGTACTGAATGTAAAGACACTATTGCAAATGGAGGTGATAGATTAGAATTAAATACTGTTGATGCAATTCGTAATAGTAGTAGTAAACTTCGCATGAAAAATTGTTTTCAAAACGCACAACCAAGTGTTAAATCAGCAGATTGGTATAGATGTAGTAATGATAATAATAATTTTTTATTGCAAACAAAAGCTGAAATAATAACAGTTTCTTTAGAAGATATGCCATTACCATTAGTTGCTAAATCATTATATGGTAGTAGAGGTCAAGGTAATACTTTACTTAAAACTATTGATGAAATTAGAAATTATTTACGTTCAGGTGTCAATTTAGAAAATCGCATTTTTGAACGTTATTATAATTACTCAAGAGAATATAGACTTCACGTTGATGCAAATGGATGTTTTTATACTTGTCGTAAAATGATGAAAAGAGATACTCCTGAAGAAAATAAGTGGTATAGAAATGATGATAATTGTGTATGGATTCTTGAAAATAACGAAGCTTTTGATAAGCCTAGTAATTGGCAATCTATAATTGATGAATGCGTAAAAGCTCTTAATTCAACAGGTTTAGATTTTGGTGCAATTGATCTTAGAATACAAAGTTCTACAGATAGAAATGGTAATATTAATGAAAATCCAGATTTTATTATTGTAGAAATTAATTCTGCTCCATCATTTGGAGATATAACAGAAGAAACTTATATTAAACATATACCAGTAATGCTTAAAAATAAATATAAAACTTTAAATAAATAAAAATGTCAAAAACAAAAACGTTAATTGGAATATTAGGTCATAATCATACTGGTAAATATCAACCAGGTTATGGTCAAAATGCAGCTTACGTACACTTTGCAAGAAGTTTTGATGCAGATGTAGTTATAATAGATGCTGCAAATGAAACTATATTACCAGTAGATTTATTAATATTACCAGGTGGACGTGACGTTAATCCTTTACGATATGGTCAAAAACCACATTATATGACTGATAATCCTGATATGGAATATGAATCATTTTATGATGTAAATCTTGGTGCTATTAATGGGTATATTGAACGTGCTAAACAAAATAAAACAGCAATTTATGGTATTTGTGCAGGTTTTCAAAATTTAAATGTCCACTTTGGTGGAAGTTTAAATCAACATGTTCACAATGATAGATCTACTACTTGGAGAGGTGAATTAGTAGATGATTTAGAAACAGTTATTGATAATTTTCCAAAAGATTATTTAGGTGAAATACTTATTTCTTCTAAAAAAGATAGATTAAATTATGTAAATAATGTTCCACGAAAATTTAAAACAAATTCTATACATCATCAAGCTATTTTTATAGACAATTTATCTAATGATTTTTTACCATTAGCTTATGATGTCAAACATAAAAATATAGAATTTATGATTCACAAAGAATTACCTATTGCTGCAGAACAATCTCACCCAGAAGAAAGATTTAACCCATTTGTTGCAATTGGAATTATTAACACATTATTAAATAGAATAGAAAATGAAAAAAGAAAAAATTAAAATATTTACATTATATGCATATCTTACTAATCAATATTTAGAATTTTTTAGTAATAAATATGAAATTGTAATAACAGAAGATTCTTCTGAAGAAGATATAAGCATTGCTTTATTTACTGGTGGAGAAGATGTTAACCCTATTTATTATGATGAACAATTAGGTTCTAATACTTATATTAACGCTAAAAGAGATACGTTAGAAGAAGAAGCATTTAATTCTTTAGCTCCTCATGTATTAAAAGTTGGTATATGTAGAGGTTCACAGTTTTTAACTGTAATGAGTGGTGGTAAATTAATACAACATATTACTGGTCACAGTAGAAGTCACAATGTTGTTGATATTGAAAATAATATTTTTGAAGTAACTTCTACCCATCATCAAATGATGTATCCATTTAATCTTAATAAAGATAATTATGATATAATAGGAATTTCTCAAGATATTTTATCTGAAAAATATCTTAATGGTAATGATCAAGAAATTTTATTAGATAAAAATTTTAAAGAGTGTGAAATAGTGTATTATAAAAATACAAATAGCCTTGCTATACAAGGACATCCAGAGTTTAATCATTCAACATTAGAATTTAAAAACTATTGTTATAATTTAATAGACAAATTACTATAATATGAATAATAAATATAATTACAATAATCTTACTATTGGATCTGATCCAGAAGTATTTGTTAGAGATTTTGAAACTAAAGAATTAGCTTCTATTATTGGAGTTTTTAATGCAGGTAAAAACGATCCTCTTGATATAGGAACAGGTTGTTTTGTTCAAGAAGATAATATACTTGCTGAATTTAATATTCCACCTTGTAAAACAAGAGAAGAATTTTTAAATTCAATAAATTATGCTAAATCTTACATTGAAATGTTTGTAGCACCTTTAGGTATGGAACTTCATTATTCAAGTAGTGAAATTGCTACTGAAGAATTACTTCTTGATCCTAAAGCTCATGTTTTTGGATGTTCACCTTCTTATAACGCAATAACTGAATGTTCTTCAGATATTGCAGAAGAAGACACATCAGAATTAACTATGAGATCTTCTGGTTTTCACATTCATTATGGGTGGGACAACCCAACAGAAGATGAAAGAGATAGATTATGTATGATGTTTGAATTAGCTGTATCATTACCTTTAATATTAGAAGATAATGATGATCATAATCGCAGATCATTATATGGTAAAATCGGGGATTGTAGAGATAAAGATTACGGAATAGAATGTAGGTCTTTAGGTGGTTACTTTTTAAAAAGTGATGATAGTATATTAAACGTATGGGATCGTTCCGTTATGGCTGTCAAAATGGCAGAAGAACTTGAAATTTCTAATGAAGATTTAAGAAAAGATATATTAAATTATATTAATCCTGAATCAGATTTAGAAATTGAAAACGTAAATGAATTAATTGAAAAATACAAAATAAAAGAATATGTTAATATTTAATATAGTAATTATAATGTTAATTATGCAAATGCTATTAAACATTTTTAGTAAAACACAAAAAAAAGATGTTTTTAGTTGTGGATTATTTGGATGGACTGGTGAAAATCCATCTTCATTTGATATGGATAAACTTAAAATATTAGGTGTTTTAAATGAAGAAAGAGGTACTAATTCTTGTGGTTTATATATAAATGAAAAATTACATAAAGGTGACAGTATTGGTACAAACAATGAAGCTTTATTTAGAAATTTATTTATTAATGAAAGTATCCAAAAGTACAAAAAAAAAGTAGGTAACGTAATTATAGGTCACACTAGAAATGCATCAAGAGGAGGTATTAAAAGTGTAAATAATACACATCCTTTTATGTTTGATATTGGTGATGGTTTTAATTTTATAGGTGCTCATAACGGAACTTTAGATAATCACAAATTTTTAGCTGAAAAATATGAAGTAAATCTTAAAGATGATAAACATAGAGAAAAAGTAGATAGTGAAATTTTATTAGAAATAATATCTAAAGCTAATGTAAAAAAACCTGATTATATAAAAGTTTTACAAGATTACAAAGGTGCTGCTGCATTGGTTTTACATTCACAAAAAGAAAAAGAAACTGTTTTTGTATTTAGAGGTAAATCTAAAAAATGGGAATATAATACTAGTGTTGCTGAAGAAGAAAGACCATTGCATTATTGGCAAGAATCTAAAAATAGTATATATTATTCTTCTACAGTAGCTCCTTTAGAGCTTATATCAGGTAAAAGACATACTGAAAAAGATTCTAATATATATACTTTTGAAACAAATATACTTTATAAAATAAAAAATGGTGTAATTGAAGCTTTGTTTAATATTGATAGAACTAAAAATGAAAAATACGATTCAATGTATGAATTTAATCGTAAAAAAGAAGAAAAAAACAGAAAAAATGTTGATAAAACTAAAAATAACAATAAATCAGTAAAAAATTTAGTTGTTTATAAATCAAAACAACCACCTGTTAATTCTAAATTATTTATTAGTGCAAATAAAATACCAAATGATATTCAAAATGTTATTTCACCTTTAGAAAGTAAAATTGGAAAAAGTATTTTTTATGAGAAAATAATTAGGAGCAAAGAAATGGTTAATTATAATAAAGTTATTTTTGAAAATTTTAGATATAAACAAAACAACGAGCTTGTTAAAGATGGTATTTATGTTTATAGTGAAAATAATGGTTTTATATATGTTAGTAATTTAATACATGAAGCTAAAAATTTAATTAATAATTTTTCATTTTTTGATAAAGTTAATTCTAAAAATATTGTTTTAGGAAAAGTTGATTTAACTTTGTTTTACATAGTTAATGGTATTATGTTACTTACTGAATTAGATTATGAAACTATTAATTATAAAGGATCAGAAAACTTTACTCTTGAAGAATATTCGCACATGAGTGTTTATCCTATAACTTCTTATTATGAAAATTCATTTTTAAAAAATAAAAAAGAAGATTTATTAGAATTTAATGCTCATTTATTTAAAAATAAAATTTTAAGAAAAGGAAAAGTAGTACAAAGTGAATCTGTACAAGCAATAGGTTCTACTTATATTTATAGTATAAGAAAAGGTATTTGTGTTGCTAGTTTTTATAATCATATTTTTAATAGTATAAAAAATAATAAAATAATTTTAAGTAATAAAAAAGTTATTGACAATGCTTATTTTGAAGACAAAAGTTTTGAAAAAAATATAAATAAACTTGTTAATAAAAATAATAAATTTGAAGAAGATTTTCAAGATTATGAATCAGGTATAGATTATTCAAATGTTGACGAATTTGAAGACGAAAATGACGACATGAAAGTTGCATTAGATGATTTTAACACTTCAATAAAAGAATCTTTAGATTTAGGAATAGATTTTGTTAGTAAATATTCTGATAACAATGAATTAGCAACTAATGTTTTTAATTTTTGCGAAAATTTAGAAGGTGTTTATAATCCGTTAAGTAAATGGATTGATAATATTTTAAATTCAAAAGAAATAAAAAATGATGATGATGAATATTTTGATGAAGATGAAATGGAATTTATTAATAGAAACAACAAATTTAACCAATAGAGTTAACATTAAAAAAATAAAATGAAATGATAGTTAAAACTTACAAAGGTAAGAATTTAGAAAAAAGTAAATGTCGTAAAATACAAAATGATTATTACGAAATAGGTGATAACAACATAGAAGGAAGTGGTGGATGTTACAAAGTAAACGGTAGATATCATAGATTTAATAATGGTCTTATTGAATTTGATCATGAAAATAAATCTTACGTTTTAGTAAATAAACAACTTTTAACAAGGGGTATAGTAAGTATAAATAAAGATGATTCTTTTATATTAGGATTTTTTTCACCTAATCCTACTAAAAACATAAAAGTTGTTGTAGACAATTTTAATGTAACTAATTGTATAGATGAAGAAACATTAGGTAGTAAGTATTCTGAACATTTAAATACAGGTAATTTTTATAAAAAAGATGAAATGTCAAAATCTTCTTTTAATAAAATAGGAAAAGCACCTGTAGATAAAAATTCGTTAAACTACGATAGTAGATTTGTAACTAAAATGATTGAAAAATCATATAATCAGTATTACAAAGTTCCTAGTGTTAAAAATCAAATGGTAGAAGAATTAGGTATTTTATTAGAAAAAAATAAAATAACTTTTGGTCTTGAATTTGAAACTTCAAAAGGTTATTTACCTGATAGATTGTGTTATAAACACGGTATAGTAGCATTAAGAGATGGTAGTATATCAGGTTTAGAATATGTTACAGTTCCTTTAGATGGTAGAAAAGGTTTATATAATGTAATGGAAATATGTAAATTATTAAAAAAAAGAACTGATTATGATTTTACATGTGCTTTACATTTACATTTAGGAGGTCTTAAAAGAGATGTTGACAATATTTTATCTATAAATAATATAGCAAATATGCTAGAAGAAGATATGTATTCTTTACAACCATTGTCTAAAAAAATTTCTACTGATTACGGTAAAAATAAAAATTACAGTGGTCCAATGAATTGTACTCCTTTAAGTATTATGATGTCTGACACAGATAAACCTTTACCTAAACTTAAAAAATTAGCTTTTGATAGTTTATTTAAGCATTTATCTGGTGGATATTCATTTTCAGATTTTGGTAATGATTTAGAAAAAATACAAAATCATCCTAAAGACCCTAATGGTACATCTAAATGGAACATTAGAAGTCGTTACGTATGGTTTAACATGATTCCTATTATATTTACTAACAAACAAACTGTAGAATTTAGACAACATAATAATACTTTTGACTTTTTTAAAATTTACAATTTTATGTTAAGTTCAGCAATAATGGTTATGGCAGCTAACAAATTAGAAGATAAATTTAATAATCCTAAATTTTTAAAATCTTTTAGTAAATTAAATAGTAAATATGAAACATTAGTAAAACTTACTAAAAGTGAATTCCCAGAACTTACAGATTCTCTTTGTGAAAATAATATAAAATATTTTAAAGAAAGAGTTAAAGTTATGAAAAAAATGAATATTAATGACCCTAAAGGTCTTAATGAACATAAATTTTATGATGATTTTACAAATACTGTAGATGAATAAGGATATTATTAATTTTAAAAAAACTTTTGGTAACTGGGTTAATGATGAAAGTTTTCTATATATAATTAAATCAGATTATTTTAGAAAACTTATTGTTTTTTTAAACCAAGTTTATAATAAAAGACAAATATTTCCTTTAAAAAAAGATATATTTAAAGTTTTTAGATATGTCCCTTATAATAATATTAAAGTGGTGATATTAGGAGATTCTCCTTACCCTAATGAATCAGCAAACGGCTTTGCTGTAGCAAATACAGTTGATACACTTAGGGTGTCACCTTCTTTATTTAAAATAAGAGAATGTATAGAAAAAACTACTAATACTTTAATTGTTGATTTTGATGTAACTTTGCAAAATTGGGCTTTACAAAATGTTTTATTGTTAAATACATCATTAACTATTCAAGCAGGTATGGTAAATCCACACAAGCATATTTGGGATGAATTTATTAAAGTTACTATTAATACTATTATAGATAATAATCCAGGTGTAATATTTTGTTTATGGGGAAACGATGTTATGAGAACTTTTCACAAAGTTGTTCCAGAAAACAAATTAAAATTTTGTTATGCTTTAAAATGTATACATCCTGAACTTGCTGCAAAACGAAATGAAGAATGGAATTGTAATCATTTTAAACAAATTAACGAATTAATAAAAGAAAACAATGGAAAAGAATTTTGTATTAAATGGTAATAAGTTAATTGCTGAATTTATGGGTTGGGAAAAAAAAGGATTAGTTTATACTACTCCTCACAATAGACCTTATTTAGCTGTAGATAGTAACATGTATGAAACAAATAAAGCTAGACTAGATGATTTTAAATTTCATGAATCATGGGATTGGTTAATGCCTATAATTCAAAAAATTGAAAGGTTAGATACACTAGATAAAGATAAGGATTTCAATAAACAATTGGATAGAGTTATATGTAAATTTATTTATACAGATATTAAAACAATGTATAAAGCAGTAATTAAATTTATTAAATGGTATAATGAAAACAACAAAAGTAACTAGAGTAGAAATAATAGATCATAATGGTAGAAGTTATGTAAATATGAATTGTAGTATTGATGAAATACAATTACAAGATAATAATAGAACTATGAAAATATTTCTAACTAAACAAAAATAAAAATGAAATAATATGATGTTATTTTGCGATGGCTCAGTGCCATCAAGTAAAAATGGACGCAGATGAACTGGTAGACATTTTATAGCTTCTAAAGCTACTAAAAAATGAAAAACAAACACTGCAGAATGGTGGAAAGATAATAAAGATGCTTTCCACCAGATGATAGAAGGTAAAGAAAAACCTTATAAAATAGGGGTACATTTCATAAGAGGTACTCATCATAAATATGATTGGGTAAATCCTATTCAAACAATTCAAGATGAGATGACTCATGCTGGATGGATAGATGATGACAACATTACAGAAATGGTTCCCTTTCCTTTTAAAATTAAAGGAAAATACACTGGGTATAATAAAGAAAAACCTGGTTTTTATTTAAAAGTATATTAAATGTTAAACAAAGATAAAGATTATCATTCATATAGTTCTATCTTAAATTTTAAACAAGAAGGACCTTCTTCTCTTATAACAGAAAGAAAAAAGAGTACTAAAGGTTTATCAAAAGGTAAAATGTTAGATAATTATATTTATGAAAATTTTGATGATTTATATTATGTAAGTGAAAATCCAATAAAGCTTACATCAATGGAAAATGCTTTTTTAGATATGGTTACTAAAGAGTTAGAAGGTACTATAAACGAAGAATCTCTTAATAGTGATGATTTTAAAGATATATGCATGGAGTTATGTATAGAAAATGGTTTATTTAAAAGTGATATTAAAACTCCTGCTAAAATATATGAAAGAATAGATAAAATAAAAGATTCTTTAATTGATACATTAGAAGCTGGTAATAGAATTGTAATTACATCTGAAGATTATATTAGTGTTACTAATATGAACAATAAAATTAAAAAAAATAAATATACAAGTAAATTTTTTAATAATACTAATTCAAGTGATTTTCAGAATTTAAATCAAATTTTAATTGAATTTGAATATGAAGGTAATAAATTTAAATGTTATATTGATACTATTCATATTGATCATAAAAATAAAACAATTCAAGAAATAGATTTAAAATTTACTTCATTTAAAATGAATGATTTTAAAAATAGTTATTACAAATATAGATATGATATACAAGCTTGTATTTACACTCTTGCTATTAATCAATATAAAGATGATAATTTATCAATAAGTAAATATAATGTTTTAGAACCTTGTATAGTTGCTGTTAATGATTTTGAAGAACCTTTATTATTTAAAATAAATAATGAAAATGTTTATGGGGCATATTATGGTTTTCACACAGATTTAGGTGTTTATATTGAAGGTATTCGTGAAACTATAACTAAAATTAAATATCACATAGATAATAAACTTTTTGAATATAGTTACGATTATTATAAAAAAGGATATGAATCATTAGGAAATAACAGAAAAAGTGGTAACGGTTTTAATTTTATTAGGAGATTTACTAATAATAGGAATTTTGATAATTTAATAAATGAAGAAGTTGAAACAGCTCCTGGATTTGAAGAATATGTAAAAAAATATAAAAAATTATCTAATAGTAAAGAAAAAGTATCATATTATAATAAAAAAGATACTGCAAAAAAAGTTACTAAAGAAAAAGTTATTGAAGAAAAATCTATTCAAGGTTTAGATGCAGCTTTTTTGGATCTATTAAGTAAACAATCAAATAACGAAATTGTTAATTCAGCTCCAAAAGAAAATGATAATTTTATACAAAAATATTATGAAGATTTAAATAATATAAATTCTAAATAATATGAAAAAAAATATTAGTCATGGTTATGTTTTACCTATAATAACACAATGAGTTGATATAAATTCAAATATACAATCTCATATAATAAACACTTATTTATTTTCTAATTTAGATTCTAAAATAGGTAAGTTTTATATTGAATGTAATTTTAATTACAGAGATGTTAAATTTACAGAAAAAGAAAATATACTTACTGACAATGATGTATATGTAAAATCTTATTCTGTTAATGCTAATGTTATTTATGAATATAAAATACCAGAAGAATATCATGAAGATATACTTAAATTGATAAAAGGTAATTATTCTAAACTTTCAGATGATTACAAAATGCAAATTAAGAAATACTGAATAGAATTATATGGTAAAATACCAGGTTTTGTAAATTCAACTATTAAAAGATTTGATGATATATTTAACAAAAATGACAAGTTAAGAGAAAAAATGGAAAAAGATTTAAATGTCAAATTATCTAAAAATAGTGAACTTGGTCAATTGTTAAATATTAACAATGAAACTTATGAGTTTCAAAACAATAAACAAATAAATTTAGAAAATATTTCTGATATATTCTAAAAAACAAAAACTTAATTCTAATAAAGATATGGAATATAGTAAATTACAACCGTTAGTAGTAAAATGAGGAGCAGACAAAGGTATTCTTGAAAAAGCAACACCTATGGCTCAGGCTATCAAAACATTAGAGGAAGTTAATGAACTTCTTGATGCAATAAACAAAAATGATAAAGAAGAAATCAATGACGCCCTTGGTGATATTTTGGTAACAATCATTTTACAAGCAGAATTACAAAATGTAAATTTAACAGATTGCCTTGAAGGTGCTTATAATATTATAAGTAAAAGAACTGGTAAAATGCAAAATGGAGTATTTGTAAAAGATGCTTAACAAAACGGTAAAAGATAGAAAAATGAATAAAATTAAAACAAACACTGGATTTAAAGGAATTACTAAAAGAACAAACACTGGTAATTTTGAAATTAGAGTCAATGTAAAAGATAATTCTAAAGCAACAAGCTTTTATGTAGGTATAGGAAAAACTCTACAAGAAGCAGTAACAAGAAGAAATAACTTTATTAAAAATCTAATTTAATGAATATATTTAAAAAAAGAAAAAACGTGTTACCTTATGAGTATCCCGAATTACTTAAATATAAAAATGCAATAAGGCATTCATACTGAATTCATACTGAGTTTAATATTACAGAAGACATTTCTGATTTTATGACTAAAGTTACAGACAGTCAACGTGAAGCAATCAAGCGATCCATGCTTGCAATTGCTCAGATAGAAGTTAACGTGAAAGCGTTTTGGGGTGATCTGTATAAACGTCTACCAAAATATGAAATTCAATCAGTAGGAGCTACATTTAGTGAGAGTGAAGCTAGGCACTTTGATGCTTATAAACACTTACTTGAAGTTCTTGGCTTAGAAAGTGAATTTGAAACAATTACCGATGTACCAGCTATTAAAGATAGGATTTCTTATCTTAGTAAATACCTTGATGGAACTAGAAGTAAAAGTGATAAGATGTATACAAAATCTATCCTTTTATTTAGTCTATTTATAGAACACGTTTCTTTATTTAGCCAGTTTCTGATAATGATGTCATTTAATAAAGAATTAAATTTATTTAAAGGAGTGTCAAATATAGTAGAAGCAACCAGCAAGGAAGAAGATGTACATGGTAATTTTGGTATTGAATTAATTAATATTATTAAAAAAGAAAACCCTGAATGGTTTGATAAAGAATTTGAAGAAATAATTAAATCTGCATGCGTTAAGGCTCTTGAAGCCGAGTGTAAAGTTTTGGATTGGATTTTTGAAAAAGGTGAACTAGATTTCTTATCAAAGGAAACAATTACTGAATTTATTAAAAACAGGTTTAATAACAGTTTAGAAAGCATTGGAATGAGTAAAGCTTTTGAGGTCCAAACTCAAAAGTTAGAAAGTACAATGTGGTTTGACGTTGAAATTAAATCAACCAAAGAAAGTGATTTCTTTTATAAAAAAAGTATTGATTATAACAAAAAATCAGAAAGTATAACAGAGGACGACTTGTTCTAACAAAACTATTAATGGTTATGTTAATATAGTCATTAATGTTATATAAAAATTAAATGAATAAAACAGATAGATATTATTGGCTTAACGAAGAGTCAAGAAAATTTCTTTCTCGTGGATACTTAAGAGAAGGGGTATCTCCAGAGCAAAGAATTAAAGACATAGCAAATCACGCAGAAAGAATACTAGGAGTAAAAGGCTGAGCTGAAAAATTTGAAAACTATATGGCTTTAGGTTATTATAGTTTGTCAACTCCTGTATGGTGTAATTTTGGATATGAAAAAACTTTACCTATAAGTTGTTACGGATCTGACATTGATGATACGATGGATAGTATTCTAAATGGAGCAAGAGAAATAGGTATGATGTCTAAATACGGTGGTGGAACATCCATGTACTTAGGTAACATTAGAAAACGCGGTTCGTCAATCTCAGGTGGTGGGAATGCGGATGGACCTGTTCACTATGCAAAAATCTATGATACAATTATAGATAAATGTAAACAAGGTGAATCAAGAAGAGGAGCTTGTGCTTTATACCTACCAGTAGAGCATGAAGACATAATGGAGTTCCTTAGAATTGGTGACGAAGGAAATCCAATTCAGAATCTTCAATTTGGAGTCACGGTCACGGATGCGTGGATGAATTCTATGAAAGAAAGTGATACTGATAAAAGAAAAATATGGGCTAAAATTATACAGAAACGTAAAGATTTTGGTTTTCCATATATTATGTTTAAAGACAATTCCAATAACAATAGTCCATACAAAGAATTAGGACTAGATATTAAAGCTAGTAATCTTTGTTCGGAAATACAGCTACCACAGGACAGTTACAACAGTTTTGTTTGTTGTTTAGGTAGTATCAATTTACTTCATTGGAAAGAAATTGAGAAGACTGATGCTGTAGAAACTTATATTCAATTCCTTAATGCAGTAATAGATGACTTTATCATAAAATCTGAGCACCTTCCTGGTATGAAGAGAGCTTGGAGATTTGCTAAAAACCATAGAGCCATCGGGCTTGGCGTACTAGGTTGGCATTCATTTCTGCAAAGTGAATTATTAGAAGTTGATAGTATAAAGGCTAAATATTGGAATAATGTAATATTTAAAGAAATAAATGAAAGATCACAAAAAGCAAGTAAATGGTGTCATGATTTTTTAGGAAAAAAATCTATACGAGAAGGATATGCTAATACAACGGTAATGGCAATTGCACCAACTAAAAGCTCATCATATATATTAGGACAGGTTAGTATGGGTATTGAACCAATAAAATCTAATTATTTTATAAAAGATTTAGCTAAAGCTAAAACTGTATACAAGAACGAAATGTTGAGAGCGCAACTCCAACAGTACAATCTTGATACACCAGAAACATGGAATAGTATTCTTGATAATGATGGTAGTGTTCAACATTTAGATTTTCCTACAAAGGAAGTATTTAAATCGTTTATTGAAATTTCACCAAGAGAACTTGTGTTACAAGCAGCACAAAGACAAAAATATATTGATCAATCACAATCATTAAATTTAATGATACACCCTTCAGTACCAGCAAAAGAGATAAATAAACTCTATATGTATGCTTGGGAATCAGGAGTAAAGACCTTGTATTATCAATTTAGTCAAAGCGCAGCACAAAGTTTTGCAAGAGAAATAAATGACTGTGATTCATGTCATAGTTAATAAATTAAATTAGCTTAAAGGCTGGGTGGGATGGTGGTAATTAGATTATGGAAAAAAAGGAAATAGTTGAAAAACTAAAACAACACAATTTATTATGGATAGATTTTTACAAATGGGTAACGAATCAAAAATCAGAATCAGAAAAAGTTTTGTATTATATTCACGATGTAGATCAATTTATAGCTTTAAAAACAGTAGGCTTAAACAGTTACTGAAATTAATTATAAATTTTCATATTAAAATTAATAAGCATAAACATGGATAAAAGAGATAAAATCCAAAAAGAAGCTTTAATAAAATGAATTGTTAATAAAAAAGGAACTGTTTGTCTTGCAACATCATTAGGTAAAATGTTTGTATTTTTACATGCATTACATACGATGAATGTTAATGATGATATTCATTTGTTTTTAGCAGAAACAACAGCAAGAAAAATAGATTTACTAAATTCTATTAAAGCTTTTGATGAAAAATTTAATAAAGAAACAATGAATACTTATAATCTTAAGTTTTATTGTTATCAAACAGTTTACAAATGAAGAAATAAATCATTTGGATTAGTAGGTTGTGACGAAATTCACATGCAACTTACTTCTTCTTATGTGCAGTTTCATAAATTTAACAAAGCAAAAGCAGTTTTAGGTTTATCTGCTACTATTGATAGAACAGTTGAATACGAAGATGGAGGTATAATTGTTACTAAAGGTCAATATTTAGATAAATATGCACCTGTATGTTACACGTATAGCTTAGATAAAGCTCGTATAAACGATATTAATAGAGAAGTGGACATACATATCATTTACAATGAATTAGACATTGTAAAGAAGTCTGTTAAGAGCGGTAATAAAGCTAAACCTTTTTATCAAACAGAAGAAGAATCTTACAAATACTGAAATAAAAAATTAGGACAAAGCATGTTTGCTGGTCCTGAAAAAAAAGATTTATTTGCTAGATTAGCTATTGGAGGTAGAAGTAGATTACTATATAATTTACCTAGTAAAACTGTATTAATTAATAAATTATTACCTCATCTTAATAATGTATTAATTTTTGGTAATTCTATTGATAGTTTATTAACTGTTACTAATAATGTTATTTCTTCACGTAATAATGAAAAGAAAAATAACTTTATTAGAAATCAGTTTGAAACAGGTAAGGAAAATGTAATTGCTAGTTTTAAAATGCTAGAACAAGGTGCTACTATTCAAGGTATGGAAAACCTTATTATGATGTCTTATTATAGTAAATCATTAGGTGCTGTACAAAAAATGGGTAGACATAGACGTATAGGTGACACTAAAGGTAAAGCTTTTATAATAGTTACAAAAAACACACAAGAAGAAAAATGGTTAGCTAAATTTATAGGAAATTTTAAATCTTATAATATTATTAATCATGAAAATGTAAATGAATGCATAAAATACTTAAAAAATGAAAATTAAAGATTTAATAAAAAAATACCCTAATGCAGAATTATTTTTAACTGGCTTTTTGCAAGTTATACTAGTATGTTTAAATACATATCAAATAGCAGCATTTGTTAAAAAACAAGATTTTATAATTCTAATAGGAATATTTATTATAGGATTTTTAATATCTTTATTATGGTCTTTTAATGTAAAAAAAGTGGCATTCGGAAGTTTGCTAAACAGAATTTGGTATGCTAGTGGTGCTGCATGTGGTAGTGTTATTGGTGTTATCATAGGTTATATATTATATTAATGATAAAAGGAACACAAATTAAATTAATAAGAGAACTTGATGCTAAAACATTAAGTATTATGAGCTCTAAAGGTAAAGATTATGCAGATGAAGATGTATTATCTAACTTTAAACAAGTATCATCAGTAGTTAATACGTTAAATATTAATGTTGGTACTCCAGAAGGATATGCAATGTTAATGATTATACTTAAATTATCAAGAATTAACAATCTTAAAAAAGATAACAAAGATCCAACTAACGAAAGTTTACTTGATTCATATGAAGATATGATAAATTATGCTAAATTAGCTTATCTTTGTGAATACGAAAATTAAACAAAACAACCCATCTAGAAATAGGTGGGTTTTAAAAACAAACTATGAAAAAATTTATAATAATCTTAATTTTAGGATTAACACTATCATCATGTAATGATTCAACAGCACCATTTACATCAGGTCATTTTAATGAACAACAAAGAAAAAATGTTGCAGAAAGAATTAATCAAATAGAAACTATAGGTGATACAATTATTGCTTATGAAGAAGGTAATACTTTGTATTATAAAACAAAAAAAAATCAATATTATAATGCTCAAATAACTTCAGGCACAGATTTAGTTACTATTAATTTTTTTGTGTATTTAATAACTGGTGTAATATGTATTTTTATTGGTATAATTTTTGGAATGGCATGTCAAGTGTAATAAGATATATATCTGATCCACATTTTGGTCATAAAAGTATGGCTACAATGAGAGGTTTTCATGATGAATTTTATCATGATGAGCATATAATAGAAGAGTGGAATAAAACAGTAAGAAAACATGATACAACATGGATACTTGGTGACATAACAATGGAAAAAGCTAATTATGAAATATTAAATAGGTTAAATGGAATAAAACGTATTGTATTAGGTAATCATGATATGGGAAATCATGTGAAATCAACTCTTGTAAATTATGTAAACTCTATTCACGGCATGGTTAAATTACGTCATAAAAAATATGGCAACATATGGCTTACTCATTGCCCTGTACACCCACAGGAACTTGAACATAGAATTAATTATAACATTCATGGTCATGTTCATAAAAATACTTTAAAAGATAAAAGATATATTAATGTATGTGCTGAAAACATAAATTACATACCTAAAACAATAGAAGAATTATGGAAAAATTTATAAAATGGTTAATTAGAATTTTTGCAAAAGATTGCATTTTAATTAAAAAATCTTCACATGAAAAAGATTGTCAAAAAATAGAAATACTTAGTATGAAACTAAATAAATTAACTTCCAATAGAGGAGATTCTATTTATAAAGAAATAGAAACTAGAGGTGGTGTAATTAGAATAATTAAATCACCTACTAAAAATTGTCAATGGGGAAGTATATTTAATAGTCAAATCTTATTAAATTGTGATGACATTTTTGTTAGTAAATTTCTTGATACTTGTTGTTCTTATTTAAGTAAAAAAATGATATTAGTAGATATTAATTCTAGATATTATGACAGAATAGTAGAATTATTTAGCAAAAATTATATTGTTAACTTTAAACTTAAATATAAAAACAGTAATGCTTCAGACATGACTTTAATAATGTTTTCTATGAATATGAAATCTCTAAATAAATTTTCAGTAAATGATGATAATGCTCCTCTTATTAATAGAGTAATGTTTGGTAGTTTTGATAGAGATTATAATTTATAATTTTTAATAGTTTTTAAATATTAATAATAAAAAAATAAAATAATGAAAAGATATAAATTAAAACAATGGTATCCAGGTTGTGGAAAGCTTGAAATAGGTTCAATAATAAGTAATAAAAGAGATAATTTAGTTTACTTTCCAGAAGGTTTTTTTTATCTTTTGTATTTTGGTAAATCATCTATTGAAAATAATCCATTATATTGGGAATTAATAAATTCTGAAATTAAACAAGAAAAAATAAAAAGTTATGAGATAATATGCGTTAAACATAAAGAAAATAAATTTTTTTATACAAAAGTAATTGATTTAAGAACTTTACATTTATATGATATACAATCAATTAAAAGGTTATCTGATGGTGAAATATTTACTGTTGGAGATGACATTAAAGGTCATATAGCTAATGGAAAAATAGAAAAATTTAAAACAAACAATAATTTAGATATTATAATATTTTTTGATTACTATACACAAGGGTTAAGTAATATTTCTCATATTAAAAAATCATTGTTTAAAACTGAAGATGGAGTTGATATATATAAAGATGATAAATGTTGTTGGATTAATAAAGGTATAGTTACATCTATGTTTAAATGGAAAGGTGATTTAAATAATGTTAAATATTTTTCAACTAAAAAAGCTGCTTTTAAATATATTGAAGATAATAAACCTAAATTATTGTTTACTACAGAAGACAGTTTTAAAATTTATTCAAATTCTAATGATTTAACTTTATATGGTGTAGCTCCACAATCTAATGGTGCTGATTGTATAATTGCTAAAACATATCAAGTAAGTTATGAAACTCAACTACCTAAAAATAGATTATGGTTTTATGACACAGGTAAAGCAGAAGAATATCTTTTGTATAATAAACCTGTACTTTCATTAATGGATATTGCTAAAGTTTATATTACAGCAAATCCTAATTATGGAAAACGATCAACAAGCACAGATACTCAATATAAAAAACTTATAAAAATAATTAAAGAAAAAATTTACAATGATAAAAATTAGTAAAGTACTTAGAGATTTATTAATTAAAAAAAATAAACCTAAGTTTAATCATACTAAAGCTGCTGAAGAACTTTCTGAACTTAATACAGTTCTTTTACAACGTGTTAATAAAGGCAATGGAGTAAGTGATGATAAAATTTATGAAGAACTTGCTCATGTTTTAATACGATGTAATTTACTTGTAAAAATATACGGTAAACACAATATTCAAAAAGAAATTAATAAAAAAGAAAAAGAATTATTTAAAAAATATTCATAATATGAAAAATATAAATCAAATAATGCAAAATGATGATCATAATTTTAAAATTGGATTATTTTTAACACTGTTTTTATTTTTAACAATGCTTATAACAATACCTTTTTTAACAATATTATTTATTTTTTTATTAATTTTTATAATAACATTATATAACATAACAGATAAAGAACATTATCAAACTCTTATAAATGAAGACATAATACCTGAATGGTATTTAGTTTATAAAAGAAAAAAAGTTCTTGATAATTTTAAAAAATACCAAATTAAAACACCTGTTGTAAAAGTTTCATCACTTAATAATTGTCAAATTAAAACATATCATAATAGATCAGGTAAACTTAATGTAATATCAAATCCTTTTGATAATTGCCAAAATGTTTCTATAAGTAATTTTCAATCTTTATTAAATTCTTATTCTAAAAAAAATGAAATTAATAAAATATTAGAAGACATAAAATTATATTATAATAAAAATATAATTGTTGTAGACATAAATAGTTATAAAGATTGTGATTTTGAAATATTTAAAAAAGAATTTAATTTAAAAAATGTTAAAAAAATGCCATACGTTAGTACAAACGGTAGTGATATGATATTAATAAAATTTGAATTCTATATATAATAAAAAAACCTTTACTGCATTTAAGCGATAAAGGTTTTTTTTAGACTTTTTAATATGGTTATTTAGCAGAATTTTCAAGAAAATTATAAAGTTCTTTTGGGTCACGTTCTGTTTGTGCAATCATTGGTATTAACTTTTTAAATTTAATCCAAGATTTTAATTCACCTCTATTTTTACCATTTTCATATTCTTCATCAATACTCCAAGGCATTATTTGAGTCATAAAAGAATAAGTTTTTTCTAAAGTGTTAAGTGAAACTGCAGGTGATCTAAACACTCTAAGATTTTCACGTATATCGTAAAATTGCATAAATTCTGATTGTTGTCTTCTAAATATGTAAGCTAATGTAAATAATAGATCATCATCATCTTCTTCAGCTGCTGCATATGTTAACATTGCTGCTGCTGCCATTATACCTGTTATCATAAGTTCAGTTACTGTTTTTCTAACGTTAGATCTTTCCATATCAGACATTTCTTTCCAGTTTTCAGTAGCTAATTGTAATTTAAAACTAGATACAGCTGGAAAGACAGAATGTCTCATAAATCTAATAAAGCTAGTGTAAGTACCTTCATCAAATCTTTTCATTTCATAATCATAAATTTTTTGTTCATCTGTTAAATCTTTTGATTCAATTGTAGAATGCATAACACCTGCGTACCTACGTTTATAAGAACTTATCATCCATTTTCTAAACATCATAAATAGTTTACCCCACCATGCTCTTTCTATATGTGCTTGCAATTTAGAATCATATTGACCGTGTAATTTAATAATTAATTTTCTTATTAATTGTTGATGATGTATTTCACCAACTTCTCTTATTGGCTTAGAACTATGGGAACTAAATTCAGCATGTTTGTTTATTTCAACACTTGATACACCGTCTTTATCAGTTTTCATTTCATAAGCTTCATACAAAGACATTGCTTCTTTTTTAGTAACTACTTTACCATTTTTGTTTATAAATTTACCATCTTTGTTTTTAACTTTAGTAGCAGTCATTATAGCAATCATTAATGTTGATTGAGCTTCATGTTCCCCCATTGCATTTAAAGAATGCATTGTTCCAGAATGAGCTAATGATCTTAATTTACTTTTATTTTCAAAAGCATTTTTAATAATGTTAAAATCACCCATTGTATCAAAAAGTTCATTTAATATATTAATTTTACTAGTATTAATAGTACTACCTACATCGTTTAATATTTTAGGTAATTCTTTCATATATATACCTTGTGCTTTTACTAAATCTTTTAAAGTAAATATATCAGCACCAGCTGCTTCAATCATATTTTGAAGTTTAGCTTGTACAACGTTAGGTACAGCAGTCATTGCATTTAAAGCAAGTTGTAAATCAGCTGTATAACCAGCTATAGAATTTGAAACTTGATTTATACTAACTCCCATAAATTTACCTGCATATACATCACTTATACCATAAATTCTGTTTTCAATCATTGATTGAACTTTTTTGTATAAATTAGAATCTTTACCAGGCATTTTTACAAGATCTTCTTCTGATATAGTACCATCTTTTTTAAACATTGCAACAAATGCTTTTGTAGTAGAATTTCTTTTAATAACTTGTGAACCACTTATTACATGTAACAACACATCAGCTTCTGCTTCTATTTCTTTTTTGTTATGATAATTTTCGGACATCATAGTGTCCATAGCAAGCATAGTACCCAAATCATATGATTGATCTTTTGCTTCTAATTTATTTCTATAGTAAACTGGAATAGAATGAATAGGTTTATTATTAAGATCAGTACGAGTACGTTCGTACATTGTATCTTCTTCTTCATTAATTACATTACCATATGTATCTTCATCTTTTCTTGATTTAAATACGTCACCAACGTTAGTTTTAATTGCGTTTAAAGCTTGACCACTTAATATTTTATCACTAGTTGATTGGGTTATACCTCCCATTTTAATAAATATAGGACCTTTTTCTATTGGTTGATTAAATAAACTATTTATACCTACTGTTTTTTTATTATTTTCTTTTAACTGTTGAACATAAGAATCATAATATTCTTTTTGAACACCTGTTAAACTTTTATATTTAGGATTTAACCATTTAGAAATAGGTATTCCTTTTTTAAAGTTAGCTTTAATCCAATCTTTCTTTTCTTTTGAAACTTTTTTATGTTCTTTTTCTCCGTATTCTAACTTACTTAATTTATTTTGAAAATTTTCAAGTATATCATTAAATTCACCTTTGTATTTAGTTATAAAATATTGATTATCTTTAGTAATATCAAGCATAAAATCATAACGTTTTTTATTAGAAGAACCTTGAAAATTAGCTTTTCTTTCTCTTACTGCTATTTTATTACGTTGAATAATAGAAGCTTTTCTTGTTTTTGCTTCTACAGTGTCTATTTTTTCGCTTAATATGCTAATTAAAGGATGGTCTATTAGTTTTTCACTTGAAAGTTGTAAATCAAGACTGCTGATATCCATATTAATAATGTCAAGACCTTTTCTTATTCTACTTCTTTTTTCAGCTTCTATAACTTCCATGTTTTCATTCATTTTATTGAAAACATATTCATCTTTAGTTATACCATAAGGCATTTCATTTCTATAATCAATTTTATATTGATCTTGATATTCAGTATTTACTCTATCAAATTTTATAGCTAATGGTTCAGTTAAAGCATCTCTCATTTTATTATCTAATGCTTTACTAACTTTTTTATATTTTCCTACTACAAAAGTTAAAGTTTTATCTATTTTATTATAATCTTCTTGTGTAATTTTATCATACTTTTTTAAATTTATAAGTACGTTAGCAATAGCATCATTATTAGAAAATACAGCCATATAAGCTTTAAATCTACTTAAATAATTAAAATCAGGATTTTCTTTATTTTCTAAACCTTTTTCTAAACCTATTAATTCAGTTACTGAAAATTCAAGATATTCAAGTATTGCTTTTTCTTTAGATTTATCTTGTAATTCTTTAAGTCTTTCTTGAATTTCTCTATATTTTTCTTTATATTTACCACCTTTAGCATCTGCTGATTTAATTTTAACATCTTCAAGAGTTGCATAAATTCTAGTAATAAGACTTTTTACATTTGTTAAATTATCTATTAAATTTAATTCAATTTCTTCTTTAGTTCTAGTTTCTTTTTTACTACTTGTTCTTTTTTCAAAAGTCATGTTAAGAGATGACTGATTATTATCAGTATATTCTTCTGATGCAATGTCTATAATAGAATTTATAATTTGATCAACTTTAATAGAGTCGTATTTTTCAATATTTAATCCTAAAAATTGTTTAATTGCATTTATAAATTGTTTCCATACAGATTCTTGACTTTCAACAGCTTTTAATTTACTTCTAAAAGCAGTGTTAGTCATTATTTCTGATGCAAATTCATTTATATCAGTAAAACCATAATTATCACCTTTTAAATCTTTATATTCAACAGCTTTAGTATAATAATCGTAAGCTTTTTGTATACTATTTCTAAAAGCAATTTGTTTATCAGTTTTAGGTTGATTAAGAGCTACAGCTGTTATGTCATGCGTTCCTTCATGTAATATAGACTCTATAGCATAATAAAGATTAGAGTCTCCTATAATGTCTTTATTTATTAATATAGTACGAGTTAAACTATCATATCTACCAAAAACTTCATCTGTTAAAACTGCAGATGTTACAAATTTAATTTTAGATCTACTAGGTAATAAAGCTTTCATTAAAGCTAAACCTTCTTCATTCATATTTATATTAGGATTAGAATATAAATTTCTAAGAAAATCATTTAATGTTGTAGGTTTAAATGTACCATCAAACAATTGATTTAATACATCTGATTTGTTTTTATTTGTTTCTTCTTCTGATATGTTAGCAGGAGCTATTGAAACTTTTGTTTTGTCAAACGCAAAAGATTTGTATTCTTTTTTTTCAGATTGCTGACGTTCTAA